ATATAGAAGAAGGAGATGAATTAACTTTAAAATATAAATTATATGACCCAAAAACTTAAATGGGATGGCCGCTCCAGAGTGGCGACCGATCTTTATAGAAAAAATTTTAAAAAAATTTTTAATGTAAAAGAACTTCCTAAACTTAAACAAGACATTATAAAAAGTGTGACACAGACCAGTTTGAATAAGAAGTATGGAGACTTAGTAGAGAATATTATAGAAAGAAAGATGCATGAAAAAAAATAATAAATACAGCTATATACAAGGAAAACAGCTCACGGATCACGAAACAGGAACCCGGTTTTATGACTTCCAGGGTATGCGACTACCCAGTGTCACAACAATACTTGCAAAGACGAAGAATCAGAGTTATTTAACGGCCTGGAAAAATAAGGTTGGACATGAAAAAGCAGAATCAATTAAGAATTTATCTTCAAAGCGAGGGACTAGTATGCACAAATTCCTGGAGTCTCATATCCAAGGAGTTGGGTACGATGATCTTACGCCAATCGGATGCGAGGCGAAGCCCATGGCCGAAAAAATTATTGAAGAAGGTTTGCTCCCTGTTGAAGAATACTATGGTTCAGAAGTTATGCTACACTATCCTGGGTTGTATGCTGGGAGTACTGATCTCGTATGTACTCATAATGGTCTGGAAACTATTGTAGACTTTAAACAGGCTAATCGACCTAAGAAGGAAGAGTGGGTAGATGACTATTTCTTACAAATTGCTGCGTATGCCATGGCCCACGATGCGTATTACGGGAGTACTATACGACAGGGCGTCATTATGATCTGTACGCCGGATCTGTATTACCAAGAGTTCCGGATCACGGACCAGGGCTTACGGACCTGGAAACATAAGTTCCTTAAACGACTCGACCATTACAATGAACTCATCTTTGATGAGAAAGAGCGAGCTAAGGTCAATACGACTGACCTATTAAAGGAGTTTGAAAGTGATGGAAATCTCGACACTTAGGGTGTCGCAGGGGTGTCGCAGGTGTCGCAATTTTTACTCCAAACTGCGACCAAAGTATACAAATAAGGCAATTGGGCACAATTCTGCCACATTTCGGCCACAAAATCTCGACACTTCGACACCCCTTCGACACCTGTTAGACACCTTGGGTGTCTAAACTAGAAACAGCGTATACCAAAGGTTCTAGGGGAATAACATGGCTATTTTACCCCTTCGACACCTTTTAGAATTTTTCAGCGCGAGTAGAGAAAAAAGTAATTTACTATCTAAGGGATCGCAACCATGAAATATGTCCTAAATGAGGCAAGAGATGAGATTAAGAGGATGACAGAGAAACAGTTTTGGGATAGGTTCAATGAAAAGCACAATTCAAAATATTACTATGCCACGAAAAACAAAACGAAAATCAAACTTGAGCCAAAACGTCAGCGACGTTATCCCTTATTCAAAGGTCAGGGTGGAGTGGATTGATATCTTAAGTGATTCTGGTTGGGCGGATGAAAAAGGTTTTAACAGAATGAAACTTGCCTTTCCTGTTAATGAGGGTTGGTTATATACTAAAGATAAACATGCTGTTAAGCTTTTTGCTTCTTACGATCGGGATGAGGATGGCTCTTTGACTTTTGGGGATCGGACAATGATTCCTTTGGCTTGTGTGAAGAGGATTCAGAAACTTTAGGTGCCTCAATTGCCTCTCCTTCAACAGTCTTCGCATTTAATAGAGGTTCGTAGTCGGTTAGAATTTGTTTCATTTTGGCTTCTAGTTGTTCCTCTGTTAGCTCTTCTAGCTTTCCATGCTTTATTATTTTGCGGTCTATGTACAGTCCTGCTGCTTTGCCGCGATTGGTTTCAGCGTTTACTGCGGAAGAAAAAGATCCCTTCTTCAAAGCCATTTGTTTAATTCTATCTAGTTCTGCTATATGGGTTTCGTAATTAACTTCAAACTTCTTAAGTCTTTCTTCTTTAAGTTCACCTACAAATTTTGCTACCAATGGTGACAGTCTTGGATTCATAAGCTCTGATCCTTCTTGTCTTGCTCTGTTGTGACTATAGCCAGCAAGCTTTGCTGCTTCCATCTGTGAGACTGGTCCATCAGGTCCACCGAATACTATAAACTCGGCGAATCTCTTTTGCATTTCTGTTAATCTTTTATGGACTCCCATGCTTGACAATTTAAGGTAACTATCCTATAAAGTCAATATGAAAGATGATCTAGAAGAGAGTAAAGACATAGCAGAACAAGCTACTTATGAAGATGAACAATCTACATCTAAACGTACTGTCACTATACCTCTTACAGAATACGATCTTATAAAGCGTGAAGAGCATTTTATTAAAAGTCAAACTCTAATTGATATTATAGATAATATTGAAAGATTGGTTAGAGCATTGAGAAAGCATATTATAAGAAAATGAATGAAATAATAGATAAAATAAAAGAGACAGATGATATGATATTATTAATTGAACAACATCAGAAAGAAATTTGGGAGTGGAAACAAAAAGAACATCAGTGGATAAGAGACAAGAATCAGTTGGATGGTAACAAAAGAATTATAGTAGAACTATCTACTAAACTAATTGATATGAAAAAGAGAGCACAAGAAGCTGAAGGAGAGACTACCATTGTTAAAGGTATAGGCATGAATTCTCCAGAGATGAGAGAACTACAAGCGCGTGTTAAACAATTAGATAAGTCATTAGCTAGTGCATTAGAAATTAATGAGAATCATCAAAGATATAATGGAAAATTACAAACAAGATTGACAGAAGTTGAAGAAGATAATAAGAAGCTGGCAAAACAAATTCAAGATCTAAATAATCGAAAATTATAATGAGAGTACAAGACATGCAACAGTTTCTTACTTCCTTTACAGGAGGATCAGATGCAGTAAAGAATGCGGTTATCTTCGCTGAAGTGAATGGCACATTATATGATGTGAGAAGAATGGAAGTGCATGAAAATGCTATTCCAATCATTGGACATAAGGGTCATACAGCTCACAGATTAGTTTTAAAAACTGCAAAACCTTCTTCAATAATTCTTCCAGACAAGCTTAAACAAGACTACTAATGCACGAGGTCGTTACCTCGATAAAGACATGGGTCCAGAGGCAAAATTATATCAAAAACTTCGTAAGAAATCATCAGGGATTGTTTGGACTAGGCTTGAAAACCTTAGCTCTTTGGGGACTCCTGATCTATTGGGGTATAATAGTTTTGGCACATTTTTCACTGTTGAGTTAAAAGTTACCCGAGGTAATAAACTCAAATTTTCTGCACACCAAATTGCATGGCATAAGACGCATCCGAACAACACATTCATCATAGCCGAGGCCCGTGGTCCGAGGTCCTCGAAACTTATTCAAATGTTTCGTGGTTCACGAATCATGGAGCTTGACGCTTGCGGCTTGAAGCTTGAAGCTTGTCACTCTGGGCTTGAGGCTTGCTGCTTGAAGCTCCAGAAGCTTGGCGCTTGAGGCTTGGAGCTTGGAGCTCTTTCTCCCACATTGGGTGAGCTTGTAGCTTCCGGAGCTCGGCCCGGAGGGCCGCGTAATATTTGGGGTGTTTGAATTCCATTAGTGTTTACCGTATATAACACGTTTCGTTCTACGGTCCCAACACTTCCTGCAATCTAGGCACTTGTTGCCCTGTTTAGACGCCGGGCATGTCACGGCTTCATGGTCCGTGGACACGCCTGACGTGTAGGGCCACCAGGTAGGAGCGACCTGTTGGTCATTCATATGATCAGATAAAACTATTTTTAAATTCTTTGGAACTACGTCCGGGTCCATCAGTCTCAGGAACCGTGATTCACGGGTCGGGAGCCAGTGGCTGGTCCCCGGTGTACGCTTGCACACTTCAAATATATTTTTGAGATGCTCAGGGCTCTGGATGTCTCCGGAGTCATGCCACCTGAACCAGGGCTGGCCCCATACTAACGTGACCATTGCATCGATCCACCGTGGATCGTGGAGCTTGTCCAGGCGGCGTTGCATCGCGTCTTTTACATTTTGAAATCTATATCTGCCTTTTAATGCATAGCACCCGCTGCAGGTTGAGCCCTTCACGTTGACGAGCTTGGCGCCTGTAATGCAGGCCACAGCCGGCAGGTTCATCGAGGGACCAGGCATCTTAGACGGTGCGCTCAGTCCTCCGGTTATTTGTCTTGCTTCTTTCTTTAACATCTTTCTAATCTCATTATATCTTTTAATTATGTCTTTTTTATGGCGCTTGAAGCTTGCCGCTTGGAGCTTGCAGCTTTGGCCGTGGGCCGCCTTTTCTTTTTCAACTTCAGGTTGTGCCGGGCTCGCTCTGCAGCGAGTCCGGTGTTCCAGGAGATATTCTTATAATGGTCCGGGTTCCAGGGCACGTTATGCGTGCTCCACCGGTAACCAGTTTTCATCTCTGAAAACCTTCAGGACCTCTTTGGTATAGATGGACCCGATCTCATCAAACATTCCAACTTCAGAACCTTTGACGTCGACTAGTAACGTGCTTCGCACGCCGCGGCCAATGATCGGAGACTCCATTACAATTCCAGACACTGGCGGGTTAACGCCCATGTGACTGTGCAGGATCTTATCACCTTTTTTTATTTCTTTTATGTTCATTTTTTTTCCTTGGTTCGTGGTTCCATATCTTTTTTAACAAGACGCAGGATCTCTTCTATAGCAGAAGCTATTCTATTTAGTTGATGTGCTGCATCATATGCTTTTGTTATTTCTTTTGTTTTATTGTCCATATATTTCTTCTTTCTATTTGTATCCTATACTATCCTTCAGTCACTGTCAAGCTTGGAGCTTGAAGCTTGCAGCTTGCAGCTTATTAAAATTTTTTCATATTAACCCATATGCGTTTACTTAAGAACGCATATGAGCAAAACCTGGCGCAATGTATAGGCCGGCCGCAGAGCGCTGATT